TTTGTCATTTTGCCCCCTCCTTTTTCCTCGCCCTGCCGTATTTATCGTGTTCATCCCAAATACGGCCATTATAGGAAACCCATGCAATCCAATCGCCGTTGGCATCATATACATCGCCACCCGTGAAACATCCCGCACCGATTCCGTTGGATTCGATGAAATCACGCACGGCATCCGCCGCATCATAAAGGGATCCAACCTCCTTGGATATAACCTCATCCGTTGTGTTGGAATAGAAACCATAACGATTTCTTAAGATTTTGCCATCCTGCAAAACAACCTTTAACATTGCCATGCCCTCCTTTGTTGTTATGTATGTAGTATAGCATATACACATATAAATGCAATACCCAATTTCAATGTTTTTTTCAAAAGGCATGAAAAATCCCCACGGCGTGCGGTCCGCAGGGATTTAGTGAGTATATATCGGGGGTCATTGAATGGAAAATCGCCGCACCGATTCTTTACTTAATAAATGAGGCAAACACGAATCCCGTTCCATCTGCCAATTCGTACCAATCGCCCTGTTTCTCGCCCTTGATGGCAACCTTGGAACCCTTGGGCAATAGACGAACAACCGGGGCATTAAGTGATGCCGTCTTGCGCACACGCAGGGGATCCCGATTCGTGGCAACGGTTCCCGTCCACACGGATGTGTTTTCCTCGGGCCTGTGGATTTTCTGCCCAACGCGGATTAAATCGGGATTGAGGATACCGTTGTCCTTTGCAATCACGGAAACGGACACGCCCCACATCTTGGCAATCTTGGTCAACGTATCGCCTGCCTTTACGATGTAAAAATCATCCTCCGCAGGATCCGAAGATGCCGAAGATGCCGAAGATTCCGCAGGATCCGCAGGAACGGAGGCGGATTCGTACTCAATCCCGGGAATCTTGAACCATTCTTCCCACGCCGTATCCTTGATGCCATCCTCAATTACACCGTAATTAAATCCCTTAGCCTGCACAACATCGCCATCGCCGATGTAAACGCCAACGTGGTTGTTCTTCCACAATCCCAATCCGGGGATTTCGGGGATGGATCCGATGGGGCCTTTTTCGGTTGCCCGGGAATGCATCACGTTTGCGGACATGTCGAAATCCTTATTATATATCGGAGGCATCGGCATGCCGTCAACATCGGGTTCCTTGGTCATTAGATAATCCTTGATTAATCCGCCGCAATCCATTACACGTTTGCCGTAATCGCCGCGTTCCTTGGCCTGCGCGATGCGCTTGCCCGAGAATTGGGATGGATACCTCTTGGCGCAGGATTCAAGCAATTTGGGGTTGCCAATCTGCCCATACGTTCCGAACCAATACGCCTGCCCCACCATCTTTTTTACGAATTTTACCAACCCGGTGTTAGTTTTCTTAGACATTTGTACTCTCCTTTAATTCGTCAATGCGTTTCCACATTGTGGCCTGTTCCTTTTCCACCAATGTAATGCGTGTATCAATAGCGTTCACATTCTGCGATAACGATTTAACATCCGCCTTGATATCGTTCGTGGTGGAATTGATATTCTTTGTCATTAAGGACAATTCCAAAAGGGATTTCGTCATTTCCTCTTTGGATTTGTTCTCCTTTTCAATGTCGTTTTTCCCATTATGCACGGCGTTGATGATGAATGTTGACACGCCAACAATCATCATAACGCAGGAAACAATCAACGACACGATGGATGTGTTCATTGTTTATTTCCTCCATCTGCGAATCCCTCGCCGACAATATACGCCACGACGGATCCCAACGACATGATTATTCCCGTGATAGAATCGGGGTTCGTCTTATCCGGGGATGTCATGTATATAACCATACCCGTGACGAATGCCGCGATGGCCAACCAAAACTTACGCGATGTTAATTTTCTTTTCCAATCCATGTGTGTTCACCTCCTTAATCTACTTTCCTAATGGATAGAATTGCATCAACCATATATTCAATCAATGTGCATGTGCTTTCACGGTCAGATTCCCATTGATTGTTTTTATTGTATCGTTCGATTGCAATAACAAAATTGGAGTTTTTGAATGGTTTGTCGAATTTTACAACAACATTATTCGCCGAAACGCTTTCCGCATAACTGATTTGGTAATTGTTGTTTCCCATCCATTCCAATATTTTTGTTCGGTCATTAGAAATCCCATCGACTCGGAAAAATACATATCCGCCCATTGACTTGCTATATGTCCATTCGTTGTTATTTAAACCGCCCCATGGGTTTGATTCGGCATTTGAATTGTATGCCAAATCCCATGAGATTTCGGGTTTTGATGTGATTCTAATATTCGACATTGCCGAATTTCCAACCGGGGACCAACCAACACTTGCAAGGGATTGTGTTTTTGTGGTGCCGCCTGTGAATTCCCATTCATCGGTCAATGGATTATCCGTTGCCGTAAATTCTCCCCATGTGAATTCAATTGGCGAATTATTGTTATCCGTTGCGTACACCTCCAAAAAAGGATTGATTCGAATTTTTGTACATGGCACGCCATCCGCAACCTTGATGTTGTCAAAAACCACATATGATTCTTTGGACACCGCATTGATTACATCGCGGGATTTCAATGTTTTTTCGAGTTTCCTAACCGTGCATAACGATTTGTAAAAATCCGTGATTGCCTCGGAAATGGCGGCGGATTGTTGCGATTCTGTTTGGTATCCTGCATCGTTTTCCAATTCGGATACTTTCGCAGGAATCTCAATGCCCAAATCCTCCGTGGATTTATCCCCGGACAACTCCACGCCATTTATCGATGGCTTATTTGTAAGGGCATCATAATCCGTTGTGGCCGTGTTCGCCTCGGATCCAAACTCGGCGTTGAATCCTGTTTCCAATGTGCCGAAATCATCCATTTTGCACGCCCTCCTTTTGCACCTCGTAGATGGTCACATCCGCAATCTTGGTGATGGGACGGGACCCGTTGGCAAGTACAACGGACAATTGCACGCCTGCGGCTCCTGCATGGAATTTCAATGTTTCCGCCTGCGACAATGCCATATATATTCGCCTATCTTCAATATAGCAATCTTCGGTTTTCTTGTCTATTTTGAGGATGCCGTCTTGTTTCATGTTGAACCAAATTGATGTGATTTGCGACAAATCGGGGATTTGTTCCTCCGATATTTCACAATAGATATTCACCGTTTGGCCGCGTACAAATTCAACCATGATTTCTGCCCTCCTTTAACTCGGAATCACTATGTAATTAACATAATACGTTGAAGATGATTGTTGATTGAAGTAAACACGAATCGCGCCATCCCTTGCCTCGGAGGCGATGGGGAAATTGGCATTTGCCACCGAAACGGCGGATGCCCTTTGCACGAAACAATAATCCCCTGCCTTTACTCCATCAACCGGGATGTCGTAATACCACGATGATGTGGTTGCATACGCCAATTTGCGCCCACGGATGATGGACTTGCCCTTTAAATCCGTAATAACGCCATCCAATTTGGCGAAAATTGACACATCGTCCGTACCATTGACGATTAATCCGATTTCATCCAATCCGATGTTTTCGTCCAACGCCTGTTTGGATCCGTATTTTTCAACTTTATAAATCTTAGACATGCGTCACCTCGTACGAAATCTTGGCAACCAATGAAGATGTTTTTTCAACGGCCGTTTCCAACACGAATTTGGATGCCATATATGTGGGATTAACCATCCATGCTAACGGCGTGCGCCTTGCCTCATTGGATCCCTGCGGATACCTTGAAAATGCTTGCCATACTCCAACGCGATGCCCGGTCGTATATGGATATTGTGCCGCCGTTACCTCGATGATGTTATCATCCGCATCGATAACAAACGTGTTGGATGATATATCCCCGGTATCTGCCAAATAGAACAAATCGCCAATGTTCGTCACCGGGGCATCAAATCGGTCGAAATCCGCCGTGGAATTGATGTTCACCTTATAGATTGTGTTTTCGGATCCCATCGCATTGACGAAATACAGATAATTGCCACGCTTGGCAATCATGTTTCGGGAACCGATGTTCGATGTTGTGGCCTCCGTGATTGAATGTTGGAATGTCATTGTTCGCGCCGATGTTGTCAAATCGGACAAATCAATCGTGGTTAATGTCTTTGTCGTTCCTGTGGATCCCGACAAAATATAAATGGCATTATCTGCGGCGGACAACCCAACGCGGGCATTTCCAACATCATTGGAATATACCAATTCGGAATTGGTATCGTCCCATGTGTTTTGGTTTATGAGAATCTCCAACAACGGCCTTTTAATCCTCTTGATGGAATCGCCACTTTGGAACAATCCCACCGTTGCCGATACGATGTAATAGAAGTAATCGCCCACGAATCCCAACATCCTTGTTGTGGATGTCGTGATAATCTGTCCCACGTTGTTTACAATCTGCCCGAAATAATTAACCTTGCCGTATGCCTCGCCACCATAACGATTTGTTAGACATATCGTCTTGATGAATCCGTTTGCATTGGATGTGGCGAAATCGTAAACGAATCGGTATCCGTTCGCAATATCGCCCGATTCGATGGCATTGAACGAACCCGCTTTCAAATCTGTTTCGTCCCTTGCGCCAACCCGGGCATATCCTGTGGGCATATGGTCCCACGCCTCATACAATCCCGAACCGACATCACCCGGGAATAACAGGATCCCACCCAACGCCGTGGTAGCAAGATTCGTCAAATTCTCATATGTGGATACATCCGAATACGGCGAAAAATGCCGCCTGTCTGCGCCATACGGGCATTTGTTTAACAGGGAATTGATGGCATCGGTAAACGCATTGTTACCCTCGATTTCCTCTTTTATCCTGCCTGTTATTCCGTCTGCCAATTGCAATTTAACATGGCCTTTTAACATTTGGTTTTCCTCCTTAATTCAATGAAACCGATTCCATCGTTACGGTCGATTTGCTTGCGTTTGTCACGGCGATTTCAACATTTCCATCAATCTGCAATTCGCCATTGTAGAAATGCATATTAATGTTTGTATGGCTCCCCAAGAATCCAAAAACGATGGTGCATACATCCCCGGCATTCAATGAAATGTTGGGGATGGTTCCGATATTGGTTGTTGTATTCGCAGGCAATGTGACGGAATGAACCGCCGTGCCGTTTTTCCGAATTTCGATGTATCCGTCATTATTCGAACAATTTGTGCGGCCCGTACATGCCGAACCAAACGCAATCGTTGTCGTTCCTGTTGCCGTGATGGTCAACATGTTTCGTTCATCGCCTGCGGATGCATTCCAACTACCCGTAATATCGGATTGAAACGCAATCGTTGCTTGCCTGCTCCCGCCAACGGATCCCGTGCATTTATACCATGCCATTTATGATATCCTCGCTTTCACGCCAATGTTGTTGGCCTGCGCAGGGAACGTAATTGTTACGGATCCTGCGGCAACAACAACCGATGTGGGATTTACTCCGAACACATCCGTGTATATCTCAACCGTGGATGTCGTTAATATGGCGGCATCCTGCAACGTGATGGTTGTTTGTCCTGCGGTCAATGTCCCCGTGACATCCTTATATGTTGCGCCACCGCTAACCGGGGCAAATATATCCGTTGTCGTGCCGTTAATTGTAATCTCCGCAATCTTGGCACCTGTCCCAATCAATTGGGACCATGCAACGGAGGAACCGCCACCGCCTCCGCCTGCGGCCAATTCGTTGATTGCACCGAAGATGTCTTTTGCCGTGGTGGTCAAAGCATCGGGATATGTCAACACATCCAATAATAACGTGGCCAATTCTGCGGATGAAATCTTGCGTGATGCATATGTCTGCCCGTCCGTGATGGACACAACAAACAAGGTCGATGCGTTCGTTGATTCCGCCGTGGTCAATTCCGAAATCTTGATGTCGGTTTCTGCCATCTTGGTTCCTCCTTAATCGCAAATAATATGGTTTGCACCATCTTCAGTAATTATCGTTGATTCGCCATCCTCGGTCAATATACGGTTAACCGCCACATCCATTACGACACGGCCAATATCCGTATAACCGAACGCGATTCCATCGGATCCAACTCCAAACGAATATGTATCCCGGGCATTGTCCCTTTGGGGTTCGCCCTCCGAATACGAGGATGTGGAATCGTCATATGTGAACCCGATACCCTCTTGAATATTGAATTGGTATTCGTCCGTTGCCTCCAAATATCCATCCCAAACGCCTGCGGTTACGCCCACGCCTTGAATTACGATGTGGCAATTGTCAACGGCAACGATTCCCTCGCCGTCTGTTGACATGATTTCAACGATAACCTCGTTGATTTGCTCGTTTGTGATATTAACAGGCAAGAACAATGTTATCGTGTCCAATCCAACCGGGAATTGGCATACGTGGATAAATGGTTCGTAGAATCCATTAACGCGATACCTAACATACACATGCCCTGCATCCGTCATATTAAGGCGAATAACGCCGTGTAATTGTGCAATTTGGGATTGCATTACACCGATGCGAAGATGGGCAATTTGCCGCCATTCCTCGTCAATTCCCACGGCCGTGGCATTGGCATAGTGAATAACGGATATTCTGTCCTTGCCCGATTCCGTGGATTTCTTCAATCCTGCAATGTTTTTGTCCGTCTTTGATTTCGCACCGAACAACGCAGGATTCTTCCCGAATCCTGTTATTTTCACGCCCTTGCGATACGAGAATTCAATTTTATGGACACAACACATGGAATATGTCCCGGCAAGGCCATCCGTGTATTTTATTACATCGCCCAAATCGAAACACGGATCCAATAAACCCGATGATGTAAACGGCGTATAATCGAACGCCTCCAATGCCGCCAATATATTGCGGCATCGTTCCGCCTTGGTGGATTCATCGCCGTATTGCATCAACGGATTCGGTCCCAAATTCATGGTCAATCCTGTGTCGGATGTGGTCCCATAATACGATGTCGTTTCCTCCGCAATATTGGTGATGGAAACGCCCGTGTAATATGTCACGAAATCGGACCATTGGCCGCCTGTGGCGCGGTCGTACACATCCATGGTTATATCCTCGGAGGAATGCCATGTGCGGAATTCCAAACGCCCTGCACGGTTTATCGTGGCGAATCCTCCGATGGTAACGGCAATCCATGAAATAAAATCACGCCATGTTTCGATGTCGTTTTCGGGATACAAACTCAATAACTCCGTGCCGTTCGGTAATGCCTGCATTTCCGTTTGTGTCATGCCCAATTGCACATTGCAATTCCTGCATGCCAATGTGGCCAATGCAAACACGGTTCCATCGGTCGATTTAACGCCCATCGTCTTATCAAATTTCGTCATGGCATCATATGCCGTTACGGATACGCCGTCCCGGGACCACATCGCGGAATCGATGGTGTATGGCTTGCACGGCACATCCTCCCATGTGTCGTTCGCAGGATCCACCAATAAACCAATACTGCATCGGATTTCCTTGCCTCGCCAATCGCCACGATTGACATTGGCGGCGAACGCAGGGCAAAAGGTCAAATCCATTTGTCCCACGAATACACCGCCCAAATTAATATCTGCGGAATTTACGCATTTTTCGTTTATCGCGAACGATGATGATATTATATCGTTCTCGGTGAATGCAATATTGCCAACGGTCCCACGGATGCGCCGCGTTACAACCTTTGTATTGGATAATATCTTTTGAAGATATGCCGTTGATACCGCATACATTTCATAATTCCTCCAATGTGAACGATATTTCCCAAACGCCTGCAACCTCGGTCAACTTTTCGGACCCCTTGCGTGGATTGCACGAAAATCCATTCATATACATTGTGTGGACTTCGTAACCATGTGTAACCGGGGAATAAATGGAAACAACAAACGATTCCTTTTTTGAATAGGTTTCGAAGAATCCCGCCCATTCATCATCCGCAACCGAACAATTGAACGGAACCGCCAATTTCTCGGCGCGGATTATCTGCATCATATCGCGGCCGCCCTCCGATTGCATCGTTTCGCGGATGGGGTTGTTGTTCCTGCCCCACTTGGATGGCCAAAAGGGAATTGTGGTATTGTCGAATATGAACGGATAATTGTTGATACTTGCCATTTATCCTCTACCTCCGCCAATAAAATCATTCCTTTGGTTTGATTGTACCACGAATTCATCGATTTGTTCTCCGCCGATGTAAACAGGAACGACAACGGTTTGATTCGTTGCTTGGCTTATCGCCTGCAACAATTGATTGTATCCCATTATCAATTCGCCGCCGTATGAATCACCGCCGCCCAATGCGCGGCCGTCACCATAACCAAAAATCGTGGGGTCATTCAAAAGGATGGGTTGGTTATAGGCCTTTTTGTACCACTCAACGCCAACGGACGGCAACGAACCTTGCCCACCGAATCCCCATGGTGCCTCGCCTCCGCTAACGGAAAAGTGCGGCAATTTGATTTCGGGCAATTCCCAATCGAAATCGAAGAATCCCAACAATTCATCGATTGCCCCGGACACGATGGATTTTGCATCCTCAAATATGCCCGTGAATTTCTCCCATACATCGTCACCGAATCCCTCGATTTTGCCGATTATATCGGAAAATCCTGTGGTGAAATTCTCCCATGCATCCGAAAAGAATGTCACGATGGATTCGATAACATCCGCGCCAATCTCGCCTGCCTTGGTCAACACATCGGATCCAAATGTGGTAACTTTATCCCACCATTGCGCAAGGCCGTCAATAACCTCAACCAATCCGTCACCGAACATGTCGTACAACCAATTTCCTAAATCTTCGCCCAAATCTGCGATGAAATTGCCGATTTGAACCGCGATGTCGGGTAACGATTCCGCCAATGCAACTATGATGTTTGAAATAAGCATTATTGCCGCGCCCACCAATTCCGGGGCATGCTCGAGCAACGCCGTTGATATCGTCAATATGATTTCAACGGCCACGTTGATAAATGATTCGATGTTGTCCGGGGTCAAGAAATCATCCACTAAAATGTGAATAACATCAATAACCGTGTCCAAAAGCAAATCCGCATTATCTGCAAGGCCGTTGGCCAATCCCATGAGCAATTCGCCGCCCGCCTCGATGAGCATCGGCGTGACGGATATAATCGCAGGGATTAACGTGCTTAGAATCTGCGGCAAGGCCGCAGAAATCGCGCTAATTATAGATGGCAATGCCTGCACCAATGCCGTGACAATCGAAATGGATGCCGACAACAACGGAGGCAATACCGTGTCGATGATGGTTGGCAATTGGTCCACGATTATTGGCGCAACCTCTTGAATCAATGTGGCGATTCCGCCCAACGCCTGCGTAACAACCGGGGCCAAATTGCCAACAACTGTTTCGGCGGACGAAACAACATTGTCAATCAAGGATCCCAAATCGGCGTTTTCGTCTGCCATGCCTGTTACAAGATTTGTCCACGATGCGGACAACATCCCGATGGATCCGCTAATGGTTGTGGATGCCTCGTTGCTTGTCGTGCCTGCGATGTTCATTTCCTCTTGCACGGCGTGGATGGCCTCAATCATTTGGTCGAATGAAACATCATCAAGGGATGTTATTTGTTCCTCCAAAATGCCCGAATCGTTTATCAATCGGAGCATTTCCTCGCCTGTGCCGCCATAACCTAATTTGAGATTATCCAACATGGTGTAATTGCCCTTGGCAAATCCCATGTATGCGTTTTGTATCGCCTCCATGTCCGTGCCGTATGTGTTGGCATTGTCTGCCATGTCGGCAATGGCCATGTTGGCAATATCTGCGGCCGCATCCGTATCGCCACCCAATCCCTGCAACAACGATGCCGAAAAGCCTGTTACTGTTTCCATGTATTGGTTAGCGGACATTCCCGCGGTTTCGAACGCCTGTGATGCATATTCCATCACGGTATCGGAGGAATCGCCGAATAACTTTTCAACGCCGCCCGATAATTGTTCAAAATCCGCATATGCCTTGACGGATTCGGTCGTTAATGTGGCAACGCCTGTGGCGGCGGCACCTATGGCGGCACCTGCGGCCGCGCCTGCAATACCCAATCCCTTGGCAATCGTTCCGCCAATGGATCCTGCCCGGGATTCGGCATCGCTTAAACCCTCATCGTACTTTGAAGAATCAAGGGACAATGTGGCAAATAAATCAAATACGTTCATATGTTACCTCCCAAATCGGCCATGAATTTATTGATAATATCGTTGGCCTTTTCTTCGGGGTTTTCTTCTTTTTCTTCGGGAACCAATCCGAGGATTTCCGGGTATGTCTTTGTTAGATACTTGCCACCCAATGCATGGGTAACGGATTCACAAATTAAACGCAACGCCTCCGATGTATAAGATTGATACACCATCGTTCGTTGCGTTTCATCGTTGATTGCTAACATATAAGACACGAACGGTGTTAATTCCCGTTTGCCCTTATATTGTCCGTAGCACCGCCAAAAAAGGGCGATTAATTGTCGGGGATTTGACGGTGCGATTGAAAAAGTTTTTGCACCTCCGCATTGGAAATCAAATCAAGGATTTGCATTGGCAATGTGACAACATTGATTTGCTCCCGGTATTCGTCCACGGGGACATCCTCAATGCGTGCCAAAATCTCAATGATTGCCTCCTTGTTGTTCTTCAACATCGGCTTTACATACTTAATCGGTGCAACACGGATCCTGTTTCCATTTTCATCCGTTGAATTGTACAATGCGCGGATTTCCTTATCTGCAAGGATAACCGCCAACGGTTCCGTGATGTCTGCCATTAAATCAATGGCCGCCTCGCCTTTATAATCCGACAATCTTTTCATAAATTAACCCTCGCCACCCTCGGTGTTTTCGTTGTTGCCTGCGTTTCCTCCGTTTTCGGGTTCACCAATGTAAAACTCCACGGGTTCCGTATCCTGCGAATTGAGGCTTGTATGTGCCGTGATAGATGCGGACATTGTACCCTTGCCCTTGTCTGTGGTCTTAAGCGAAAAACCATCGGTGGAAAGTGCGTTAATCAGATGCACCGCGATATAACCGCCATTGGACAAATCGCCAATCCACCAAATATCGCCGAAATCAGAAACGGCAAGGTCAACATTGGACACAATTGCACCGCTTTCGTTGGTCCTTGCGGCGGCAAGAACGAATTTAAGGGATGCATCGTTGATATTAAGCAGGGTTGCGGCAATGTTTACATCCATTTCCGTTTTGCGCTTTAATTCCTTGGTGTTCTTCGGGCAATTGTCGATGTCCGAACCGAAATCCTCAAATGTCGGCTTGGCGTTGATGGTGATGCCGCCGCTTGTCGCGGAAATAATCTTATTAAGGTCCAAAACGCCCGTTGTGGGGTCGAAATCCTTAACCAAAACGCCTGCATTCACTTGTAATTCGTTAAATGTATCTTCGGGAATCTTTGTGAATCTCATGTGTTTAATTCCTCCTTAGTTTGATAAAAATTCGATTTCAAGGTTGATTGAATATCCCTTAATGGATGAATCATCATCATCGTTCGTCCTGTTGGCGAATGGTGAACCCTTATTAATCAATATGGATCCAACATCCATGGGGACCAAACGGCCCCGGGAAATGTAATCCGAAACGGATTTCAAAATTGTGTCCAACGATTCCCACGATTCAACTCGATTCCAAATGGAACCACTCGCAGGAACGGCCGTCCCCAATTCGTCAATCGTTGTTTCGTATGTGCAATACGGCAATTTGGCATAATCGGGAACCGCGCCCGATTCATAACAGGGCAACCCGGTTGCGCTATGCCAAAAATCATATAATGCCTGTTGCTTATCCATTGGGCAACTCCCATTCCTCCGCCTCTACTTGGCGCATATTCAATGTAGAAACAGACGGCGAAACATTATCGTCACCATCCGATGTAACGCGGAATATCTTGCCATCCTTGTTCCTGCGTACAACATCGTGATATTGAAGATTGACATTGGCCCGTGTGGTTATCGTGTACCGGGGAATTGCATTCGCTTGCTCCGCGATGCGCATTTCCTCGGAGGATTCGAACCCAAAAACGGCATCGATGGTCACGCCATCAACGTATGTCGGTTTTGTTCCGCCCCTGCCATCGTCAACATAAATCTTGTTGATGATGGTTCCTTTTTCAAGTGCCGATTCCCACAACATCATTATTCTGCCAATCCTCTTAATCTGCGATATTTGTTTAACCTCTTTGCAAATGCACCCTGCCATGTGGTCGTATCGGATCCATCGGCGGATGCGCTTGCCTTGGTGTATGAATAGTTTTGGAACGATTCCGATGCGAATGGTGACATCGCAGGCGATTTGGAATCGCCATACGATGTTTGCCATTCTTGAATATCGGAGGCAAGGGCAATAACAGTTTGGGGAACCGCCATTGCCCATATTGCGCCATTAAAGGTTTCGTCAACCAAATCGAATGCCGGGTATTGATGCACGCCATCGTTGAAAACCGAACCGACAATGCGGAAATATTGGCCATTCTTGATTTGGGGCAACACGATGGTGGAATTCTCAATCGTGTAATTCCCGGTTGCCTTTGATACAACAAAATGGTTGTTCAAATATTCGCATAACTCGGTTAACATCGCTTGCATCGTCTATACCTCCGGGGATTAACCCTCGCCGCCTGCGGCCGCGGCCGTGATTGTTCCAACGATAACGCCATCGGGCATTTCGGGGAATATATCGATACCACTAACGGCAACGGTTTCCTCCTGCATCCTTGTGTAATTGGCCTCCTCGTGGATTCCAACAAATCCTGTTTCGGGATCCGTTGTGAAATCAAAGATTTCGTCAAGGCCGTTTGCACCGTTCACATCGATATAGTACATAACAAGGTTCTGCATTGCGGTTGCATAGAATGTACCCTTTGTTACGGCGAGATCGG